GGCGGGGGCGCAAACCTCTATAACAAATAGACCTAGTATTATACATTTTCTAACACAGATACAAAGACCTAAGGCGGGTGTGGTGGTTTTATTACCATCCGGACTGTGTGACTGTCCTACCAGTAAAACCAGATTGGTTTGGTACGACAAGGCTTTCTGCTGGCCTAAGTTAGCAGAACGAAACTCATCGTTAAATGGGGGTTAAACACTAATATATTAAAAATTCACTATGGCTACAACTAAAGATTTATCACGAGAAAAATTTTATTCACCTAGCATGACATATAAACATTTTAAAAACATATTAACACTTAACCAAATTAGCATCAGGCGAAAATGTGATGCTCCCCCTTCATGGGCTGGCAACTGGCGTAGACAGTTGGCCCTGAAGGTTACAAAATCCGGTACGAACTCAACTTATCGGTGCATCAAATATATGATCAAAAATAATCCATACGAAATTTGGTACAATAGGTCAACTCGAAGAAGGGCACGTAGGCGTGCCAAGAAGAGCTACAAACAGATTGTAAAACACAAACCTTTGTTAGATTATGACGAAATTGAAGAAAAATTATTTGATGTTGATACCTCCGAAGTACCCTCTTTGGAGCCCCCAGTTAGTACTGAGAGTACTGCTGAGGTAGATGAGGAAACATCTAGTATAAAAACCACACCTAAGAAAGGGAAAGGGGAGTCGAAGAAGAAGAAAGAAGACAAACCAACTCATATAAAGGTGGAGGCTGCTCCAGTGCCTAAGAAAACTGAGAAAAGACCAGTGATTAAATTTGCACGAGGTGAACGTGCAAGAGAACTGGCCGCAGCTGCTGAATTAAAATTTGGTGCTATGGTAAAATCTCCGGCTAATAAGGAAATTGTACGCAGGTACATGTCTAGGCATGAACTTGTTATTGACTTTAGTGTTCGTGAAACACACCGGCTAGCTCTTGTCAATAGGGCAATCAAATTCTACTTTATTCCTACGGAGAATGATTTAGTTGAACATTATACTATTGAGAACAAGAAGAATACCAAGCGTCATTTACAAATGGCAGCTGGGTCTTGCTAAGGCTGTACAGTCACGACTTCAGGCTTTGATACATCGAAAATTACGTATCATAAGTCCGTTAAGGTGAAACGTCGTGATGGGGTCAGCAAGAGACGGAAGGTGCATCAACTTATAGGGGTTGGTTCATCTGATGTCTATAAAATCCACAATGCAAGTTTGGTAAACGTTGTTAGGGGGGTTGTCGAAAGAGTATTTACTGTCGATTATAAAGATGGTAGAGGTTTTCGGCAACCACTAAGGGTAACAACAACGGAATTTAACAAAACTGTGAAACCAGCAAAGAAGTGGCTGCGGAAACATATTTTTACGATCAGTAAGATGACACATGAACAATTTTTGAGTCATTATAAGGACGCTCGTCTTAGAAATAGGTACCAACGCGCTTCGGTTTCGTTGCAATCGAATTCATTAGAGGTGAAAGATTCTTTTGTAAAGACATTCGTGAAAGCCGATAAGGTGAATGTTACAGTTAAGGGCGATTCAGCACCAAGGATCATATCCCCACGTGATCCAAGGTACAACTTGGCATTGGGTGTTTATATAAAACCAATTGAGGGGGTTTTATATAAGCTGTTGAATAGTATGTGCGGTGGCACTACTGTAATGAAAGGATTGAATGCAGTTGAGGTTGGAGAAGCTGTATTTGGTGCTTGGAGTGAGTTTAGCGATCCTGTGGCGATAGGATTCGATGCAGTGCGATTTGATCAGCACACGGAAAGAGCTCAATTGAGATATGAACAATTTATTTATTCATTATTCTTTGATGGTGGTGATAAAGCAGACATAGTAGCGTTGTTGAAATTACAACTGAACAATTACTGTGCAGCTTACACACCAGAAGGAATAGTTAAATTCGTTATGTCAATTAGGTGTTCAGGCGACATGAACACTGGGCTAGGCACTTGCTTAATAGCTTGTAGTCTAGTTCACTCTTTCTGTGAAACTTTTGGAATTAACTATAGATTGATTAACAATGGAGATGACTGTGTGTTGGTTTGTGAGAAAGCAGACCTTGAGGTAGTTGAGAAAGAACTACACAACTATATGTTGTTAGCCGGTTACTACTTTGAAGTGGAACCAGCTGTACATCGTATAGAACATATAGAATTCTGTCAATCACATCCAGTATATACGGAGAGAGGCTGGACTATGGTTAGAAATTTTCCTAACTGCATCGACAAAGATTGTGTGTCAATATTACCACTAGATGGTAAGAAGGCATGGATGAAATGGGCTAATGATATTGGTTTGGGAGGCATGGCATTATGTGCTGGTGTTCCTATTCTTTATGAGTTTTATAAAAAGCTCGCGGGATTGGGGGATGGATCGTTTGGGCGCCATCCGACCTATCATAATACTGGAGTAAGTTACTTGACCCAGGGCTTGAACAGAGATGAAGTTCAGATAAGTCAAGAGGCAAGAGTAAGTTTCTACGAGGCTTACGGATTTACACCGGATTATCAGATAGTGGTTGAAAAAGAATTGCAGAGGCAAGACATAGATTTCGACCACAATCTCGTTGGGTATAATTATATAGACTTAAATAACATTATTATCCACTCACTCACATCAAATTTATTCGATTATCACAATTACAATAAATACTAATTTAACAACACCGACTTTTATACATAAAACAGGCGAAACGAAAAACCGAACACAAATAATTACTATATTATCATAACAATGGCATTAGTTTTAGCAAAACAAGCAAGTAAGGCTGCACTTAGCGACCCATATATTCAACAATTAGCGTATGAATTAGGAGCTAGTGCAATACACAGTTTAACAACTAAATCTAAGAATAAAAGATCTAAAAAGAAGAACAAAAATCAACAACAGTTGGCTCTTCCAATGTATAGACAAATGAATGCACCTGTTGCAATCAATAGAAGAACACGCAACAGAAGACCAAGAATCACAGGAGTTTCAGGTGGAATAACTATTAAACATAGGGAATACATTGGAGAACTTAATGGTTCAACAACATTTACAGCACAGTCATATCAACTTCAACCAGGATTAAGTCAATCTTTTCCTTGGTTGTCTGGTATTGCTAACAACTTTGAAAAGTACAAAATGCATAGTATCAAACTATGTTATGTAAATGTTTCAGCAACCAGTGAACGTGGTCGTGTAACAATGGCGTTTGATAGGGATCCATTGGATTCAGATCCAACCTCAAAAATTGATTTATTTTCATACAATGGAGCAGTTGAAGGTGCTGTATGGTCACCACTAGAATTAACAGTTCCAGTGGATAAAGATGCATTATTTACCAGAAGAGGTCTTATATCAGGAACTGATTTGAAAACATATGATATGGGCAAATTAGTTGTTGCTTCTTCTAACAATGCAGACACAAGCATAGTTGGTGAATTATTTTTAGAATATAACATTGAATTAATGATACCACAACCTGCAAGCTGCCCATCAGCAGCTTATCATGCTACTTCTGGTGTAAGTAAGACCGCTATATTTGGTACTACTTTAACACAAGCTGGTACATTCCCAGCAACAGTAACATCATCATCAATTACATTTCATAGTACTGGTTACTATGCTATGTCAATACAGGCGACCGGAACTGCTCCTGGCGATCTCGATCCTGCTGGTTCAACAATAACAATTGGGCCAGCAACAGAGACCAAGAACGGTGATGGTTCAACTCATACTACACATATGCTTAACATACATGTTACTGAGCCGAATCAAGTTCTTACTGCTGTGTACACAGGAACATCAGTGTCAGAAACAAAATGGATCATATCTATGATTGATTCTGATGCATATGGTATTACTTGGTAATGCAGACAAAACAATTTTGAAACAATTTTGAACTTAGTAAATTATTAATATAGGCAACGAAAGTTGCTCCGAAGGTGTCTAAATGCTGACAATGAAAGCTACCGATACGACTTAAAGATGACGCGCAGGTGTACTATGTAGGTACATCTCGAGAAACCCTATAAAAACAGAAAAATATAAAAACCAAAACAAATAAGTAACCCAAAAACAGTTGGCGAGCTTGTTGCGTAACACCATGTGAAATATTCATGGCAATGTGTGAGCTCATCCAGGAGTAGTGACCCTAGAGGATGACATGCGGAACAACAAGTGCAACCCAGCACAACCAGTGGGAGTCAGACGGACAGAACCAGGTGCAAAGAACTAACCAATCTTTGCGTGCAGTGATGGCAATTCTATCGAAAAGGCGATAGGAGGGGGCCAGACACTGAACCTTAAC